TCTTTTGGGAATATCGAACTCCGCGCGGAAGGTCTTGCCGCGTTCAGCATCGGTCACTGTCAGAGAAAACGGAATCGGCGGCGGGTTGACGATGCCATCCTCGACGAACCTGCCGCCGACCCAACCGCCCGGCCGATTCGATGCTCGAAGCCTCCAGCCGCCGGGGAGCGAAAGATCGGACTGGTACAAGTCCGCGAAGATGATATTCGCCAGGTCTTCGTAGTCCGCTGTCGGAATGTCGAGAATCACTTGAATTTCGCCGCGCGGCAGGTTCGCCGGGATCTGCACGCTGGGCGTGAGAATGACGCCTTGGCGCTGCTGCTGCGGGATCGAATGCAGAATGGTCATGGCTAGGCGTTGCTGCCGGTTTACGCGGATAGCGCGGTGTACGTCAGACTTGAGCAGGACACCGTATCGCCAGCGGCGACCGTGAGCCCGTTCGTCATGTTGATGTCCGAAGCCGATGCCGCCACTTGGCAGGTGATGGCCACCACGTCGCCGCTGGTCTGCAATGTCGCGTGGGATACCGCGCTGGCATTGCCCGCCGCGTTCGTATCGCTCGCAATCGCGCCAGCCGTCGCCGTGCCAACCGATGACGCGCCGAATGCCGGCGTCGCGCACGTCAGCGTCGCTGCAATCGCCCCCGCCGCGGAAATACGAAAGCACAGCTTGCTCCCGGCGCCGTCGAGCTGGTCGACGACAGCGTTTGTCGCCGCGTCCTTACTTGCCGTGCTGTGCGTTACCGCCATCGCCGTTCTCCTTCAGTTGGTTCAGTTCCCCGACGATGCGCTGCGCTTTTTCCGCATCCTCGCCTTCGACCACGCTGGTCAGTTGATACGTTTCTTCCTTCCCGGTCGCCTTGCGCTTGACCGTGATGGTCATGCCTAGCACGCCACGCTGCCCCGTAAGATTCGCCATAGCCCTATTCCCTCACGCAGGTTCGTTTCCGATTGGATTGCCGGCTGTATCGCAGATTAGCTTGCGCGGCCGCGCGATTTCGCGCACCACCCCCTGAATCTCGGCCACCAGCTCGCGCTGACCTTCGCTTGTCGCCCTGCCGGTCTCCTGCACGGCGCGGATGACGGCCGCGCTTTGCTGCGCTTCACTGGCCGCGGCCGACTGAACCACCTGAACCGTAGCGGCATTTCCTTCACGCACCGCTCCAGCAACCGCGCCAACAACGGCATTGCTCTTTTCGACGCCGGCGGCGACCTTGCCCATCGCGTCCACAGCACCATGCAGCCCCTCGATCTGCAGGGGTCTGTGGTTCACTTCATGCCGAACCTCTGAAGGCACCGTGAGGAAGAGATTGACCGGCGCACGCGCCTCCGTTCCATCTTCTTCTCCGTTTTTGCCGGGCTCTCCGGGCTTCTTCGTTCCCTGGCTGGCTGGCTCAACAATCAAGTCCGCCTTCTTCAGCGCCACGCGCTCCCGCCCGCGCTGCTCGATCACGGATTCGAAATCGCTGCCGTTGTATTCCGCGATCTCCCGTTCGAGCGTGGTGAGGTTCATGTTCACGCGCTTCTCGGCGGCATTCACTTCCTTGGCCGGATCGATAGACCCCGGCCCGTCGCCGTGCCACTCGGAGCCGAGATATGCGGCGCGCAGCAACGCATCGTCGAAGAACCCCGGCGCCGACAATCTGCCAAGCGCCACCGCCTCCTCCATCCACGCCTCGTACACCGGCTGGCAGAACGCGTCCGCAAGCCAATAGCGCCGGCAGCGGTAGAACCTCCACGCCTCGAGCAGCGACGAGCGCGCCGCGCTGTAGCTCGCGGTGAAATGCTTGATCAGGACCTCGAACGGCAGCTCCAGCGCGACGCCCACCTGCCGCAGCACGGCCTGCACGAACGGATCGAACTGCGGATTCGGGCGTCCATCGCCCTTGAAGGCTTCGACTTCCTCGTCGAGCCCCATGTCGACCGCCAGGCCTGGCGTCAACGTGCCATCCCAGCCGCCGCCATGCGCCGTGTCGGAGGCGCCGGATTGCGGCGTCGTCCCGCCGACCGCCGACTCGAGCGGATTCAGCCCACCCCGGTCGGCGGTCTTGGTGACGATCGCGATCATCGACGAGAGCACCGCGGCCGAGATCTCCGCTTCGGTATAGCGGCCGATCTGCTTGAACGCCTCGATCACCGGCGCGAAGTACGGCACGCCGCGCGTCTGCCCGATCCGGCGCTTGGCGTAGAGATGCAGCACATTGCGCCGCCCGGACTTGGCGCCGAAAGCATTGAACAGCGTCCATTCGCGCTTCGTCACCAGCAGGTCCCCGGGGTGCTGGTTCATGACGTGGTAGCGCACCGGCGCCCCGCGCGCATCCATCTCCACGCCGCCGGCCAACTGCGGGGTGTCGCGCTGGCTGTCCTTGTTCGAGACCCGGTCCGCCTCGATCAGTTGCACCGCGAGCTGGTACGGAAACCCAATCCTCGGCACGAACGGCAGCAGCGCCAGGGTATCGCCGTTCTCCAGCGTCGAACGGAACGCCAGGTCCTGCAGCCCGTAGAAGTTCTGCGCGCGCGTCACGTCGCAGAAGGTGCTGTCCCCCCACAGGCAGAATTCGTACTCCGCCTGGCGTTGCCAGGCGGCGGCTGCCTCCTCGGACCAGCCAAGCACTTCGCGCCGGATGCGCGACTTCAGCATCAGGCCGGTGCCGACGACGCTGGTGGTGACGGTGTTGATCGCGCCCGCCGCGATCGGCTCGTTGCGCACCAGGTCGCGCGAGCGCTCGCGCAACGTGCTCAGGTCAGGCAGCAGGTCAGCGTTGGCCGAGTTCCCCTTCGGCGTGAAGCTGGACAGCGAGCGCTTGTCGCGCCGCCCGCCGGTGTAGCCGCCGGCGGCCGCGGCCATCACCGCCTGGCCGGCGCGCGCGGCGAGCCGCTGCTGCCCGCGCACCGGATCGACCCAGCGCACCACACGATCGAGCAGGTTCTCGCGGACCACGGCCTCCTGGCGGCCGACGCGCAACTTGTATTCCATCGCTCAGCCCGGGATCAGACCGCGAACGCGCACGCCCGTCCCGTGGGAGAGGCGCTGCACCTCGGCGTTCCAGAACCGGATGCCTTCGCGGATCTCGGCCAGGTCCGCGCGCTTCAAGCGTCGCGAGCCGATCGAGTACTCCTGGCCGGAGAGCACTTTCGCCTCCGCGGCCACGTAGAGCGCGAGCTGCTCCTCCGCCTGCGCCTGGGTCAGTCCGGCCATCGTGGTCTCCTCGGTTCGTGCTCAGCCGCGATCGCCGCCGCGCACGCGGCGCGCGGCCCGGCGGGGGGCGTTTCCAGATGTCTGCACAGGCGGCGGCTCGGCTGCCGCCACGGGCGCGCGCGCCTCTGGCGCGTGCCCGGTTGCCGGCGCCGCATCCGCCGCGGCGTTCGCCGGCCCCTCGGGCCGCTGAGCCACAGCTGCATCAGCGCCGGCCGATGCTTTGCCAGACTCGGCGAATAGATCGCGCTGGCCTGGATTGACCATGCGCTCGATCAGATCCCAGTTCAGGCGCGACAGGCCAAGGGACTCGGCCGTTGCGTGCGCCATGCCAGCGCAATCCAGGTCCTCGTTGCGCCGCCCCTTCTCCAGCACCCACTCCACCCGCGGCTGGCCGCGCAGATAACGCGTCACGCGCTTCTCCGCGGTGAGTTGCTCGAAGAAATCATCGGGCAGCCCGGTCGGCAAGTGCACGTAGCCTGCCCCGGGCTCCTCGATCCGCAGGCTCGCGTACAGCGCGCCCTTCGCCGTATCGGCGCCGTATTGCCAGATCTGCACGCCTTGCTTCATCACCTGGCCGCGATGGTTGACGTCCTGCAGCGTCGGCTTGCCGATGATCGCCTTGCCGGCGACGGACTGGCCCTTCATCGCGATCACGCGCCCGGTATGCGCCCACTTGCGCGCGAACACGCGCACGTAGTGCGTCGTCACGCCGTCGCTCGAATCGATTCCCAGGCGCGCGATCCGCAGGCTCTGGCCGCCGGCGTGCGCCCAGCCCTTGGCGAGCAACTCCTCCAGGCCCTCCCAGGTGGCCTCCAGCGCCGGCGAACCGTAGATCACCTGGCGGTCGATCAACCAGCGCTCCAAATCCCGCCCGAAACCCCACACGCCGACATGCAGCCGGTTGTGCTGCACGTCCACGCCGGCGGAAAGCATCAGGCACTTCGCCGGCACCATGCCACCAATGCGCCAAGGCTCGATGCGCGACTTCAGGAAATGCGGCTCGATCGAGTCGCCCGCCTCGTCATAGGCCTCGGCGAGGATCGTGTTCCAGAAGGTCTTGAGCCTCGTGCCGCTCGGGTCGCGCTGCGCCTCGAGCCACTTCAGCACGATCTGGCGCCAGTGAAACCATCCCAGCGGCGAGTAAAGCGCGTTTAGCTTGTAGCTCTTGGCCCGGTCCGGGCCCGGGTTCTGCGGAATCCACCGGCCGGCCGGGATGAACGTCGTCTTGAGGTGCTCGTCGATGCGGGCGTGGCAGGACTCGCATTCGTAATGCACGTCCAGCAACTCGCCGGTATCCCGCTCGATCGCGCCAGCAGTATCCGGCGGCACTTCCATGACCTCGCCATCATCCGCGCGCGTTACCTCCCACAGCTTGCGCGTCTCCCAGCGCAGCTGATCGAAGCGCAGGTGCTGCTCGTGCGCACAGTGCGGACACGGAATGAAATACAGCCGTTGATCGCCGGCCTTGTAGGCAACGTCAATGCGCCCGCCGGCAATCGTCGGGGTCGATGTTTTGAAGATCTTGCGCCGCGCGAACGTGTCGGTGCGCTTCTCGGCGAGCTCTTCCGGATCGCCCTGGCCATCGACGTCAGATGGGTATTCCTCGATTTCGTCGAGAAATAGGTTACGCACCGGGCTCGACTTGAGTTCGGTGGCCGAGTTCGCGCCAGCGAAAATCAGCACCCCACCGTCGAATTCCTTCAGCAGGATAGTGTTTCCGCTGTCGCGCGACTTCGCCTCGCGCACCCTGTCGCGTAGGCAGGGCGTGTCCTGGATCATCGGGCCGATGCGCGTGCGCGACGCCTTCTTCGCCGCGTTCGACGTAGGTAGCACCATCATCGTGGGCCCGAGGCCTTGCTCGATGATCGCGCCGATCCAGTTATTGCCCGTCTCCGTGCCGCCGATCTGCGTCGGCTTCTGCAGCACCACGAGCTGCGTTGGGTCGGACGGCGAGAGCGCGTCCTGGATCTCCCGCATCGGCGGGTTGCGATCAGTGCTCCAGCGTCCAGGCTCTGCCGACGACGCTTTCGACAGGATGCGATGGGCATCCGCCCACTCGCTCACCGTGCGTACCGGGTCGAGCGCTAAACCCTCCGCGGCAGCCCTACACCAGCACTGCGTCGGGTTCGCGAGCGGCGGAAGCCTCGGCTGCTCTTCCAGCCAGTCGGTCATTGAGTTCACGGATCACCTTCTGCAGCTCCTCGGTGAGCAGCTTGTGCGCGCGCGATGGACTCGCCGGGTCG